GCAGGCACTTACATGAATCAAGGGTCAGCATAATGGCAGATACATTGGATCCAACACTCGCATACTTTGCTCAGCTCCAGGAGCTTCAGAATAAGCCCCAGTCAGGAATTGACATGGCGTCTATTAATAAGAAGGCCCAGGAGCTTTCTTTTCTTATGCCTACTACTAAGAAGCGTGGCCTGTATGGTCTAGCCTCAGACCTTAGCCGAGGCTTGGTTGAGCAAGCGGCAAGTGGTAGACCTTCATCTATTGGTTATGGCCTGGCAGCAGGATTTAATCTTTACAGCGAGGCAGCCCAGAAGCGCCAGCAGAGAACTGACGAAATGCGGTCAAAGCTCATGCAGATGGCTTACCAGGATGTAGAGCAAAGAAGGCAAGATGCAAAAGCTATGCAGGAGAAAATGCTTGACACAAAGTTTAAGTATGATCTTCAGGTACTGAAAGAGACGGGAGGCACCTTTGCTGGCAAGAGCCTAGAGGCTCAGATGTTTAACATTTTGCTGGAAGCAGAAAAAAATCCATCGTTGAAGAACACGCCAGAATATAAGCTCGCGCTCAAGTTTGTTCAGAAGCCTAGAATGCAGACGGTCCAAACAGAAGAGGGTGCCAGGGTTGTGCAGGTTCCTGGGATTACTGTCGAAGACATATTTACTCAGCCGCAAGACACCAGTGCTCCAGCAGAGTTTCCAGATGCTACATTTACAGGGAGATACGCCAATTCAGGCGCTCCAATATTTCAACGTCCTGGCGCAGATGGTCAGATGATATACTTCACCAAGGACTAACTTATGCCGATACTGACATTAGAAGAATTTGAACAATCTACAACTCAGCCGCCACAAAGAGCTGCGTCTCCTGATCCTATTGCTGCTTCGGGGATTATTGCTGGAACAGAGAAAAAGAAGTCCCCATTTTCAAAAGAGCAGAAAGACGCTGCTGGTTTTGCTCTTCGTATGGAGCAGAACATGAAGGTAATGGATGACCTTGTTGATTCTGGCTACAACCCAGTTGATATGTTTAACATTACTGCAGTCAAAGACAACTTGCTTCCTGTAGCGCCATTTATTCCTGATTTTTTAGAGAACGCTTTAACCTCCTCTAATTATCAGCTTTTTCGTAATGCGTCTCAGGATTTTAGTATGGCCGTACTAAGGAAGGAGTCAGGCGCCGCTTTGACCGAAGCTGAAGTGGAGTTAAACAATCAATTGTATATTCCTGAATTTGGTGACAAGCCGCCAACTTTAGAGGGCAAAAGAGTTCGACGCATAGATGCTCTTAGGGGAATGAAGAATAATGCAGACAAGGCTTTTACTGATCTTAAAAAAGGCGTCAAGGATAGTTCAAACCCAGACCTAACTGAGGAAGAGGCGCTTGATGTATTGAGGGAGCGTGCAAAAAGAAACCCTGAGTTACGGGCTAAACTAAAAGCGCGAGGGACATTATAGTGAGTGAAAAAGCATTAGAAACTTTAAGTGACGACCAACTACTCTCTATGGTTTTTCCAGAGGTTCCTAGCTTAGGAAGCTATTCTGACGATCAACTTATGTCTCTGGCTCAGGCAGATATTTTAAACTCAATAGACACCAAGTCTGGCGCATCTGCCGGAATTAGAGCCCAGGTTGCTGCAGCTCAATCAGTTGACGATAAGCTGGCCACCATTAAAAAGTTTTATCCTGACGCTATGCCTGTTGAGGTCCTTGATCCAAAGAATGGCGCCTCCAGGTTTGGCCGAGGTAACTTTGTATTTACTAATCCAGAGACTGGCACTCTCACGTTATTCGATGAAGACGTTAGATTGTTTGGCATGCCTATTCCCACCCTGGGAGACTTTGCTGATGCAGGTCCAGAGATAGCCGAGACTATTGGCGGAATTGGTGGCGGAATATCGGGTGCTACCGCTGCAGCTGCAGCCGCTTCTCCCACAGTCATAGGAACTATTCCTGCAGCAACCGCTGGCTTTGTAGCTGGTGAAGGACTTGGCAGCGCTGCAGCAAGAGAAGCGTATATTGGTATTCTGGATTTCTTCGGGGAAACCGAAGACAACAGGACCGGCGTGGAAAGGCTTGGTGACTTCTCTACCACTGCGGCAGTCAATGCTGCGGCTGGTCCAATCGTATCCAAGATTTATAACGGCGTTAAGTTTGCGGTTGGCGCCCCAATCAGGTATTCAATAAACGCCTTAGATACCTCAGCAAAAGAAGCTCTTGACAGAATGTCTAAGGCCGGCGTTAGTAACCCCACTGCTGGCCAGGTTAGCGGTAATCCCCTCGTTAATTTATTTGAGCAGTATCTAGCAGCGGCTCCCCCTTCTGTTCGTATCATGAAGGAGAACGCGGAGAAAACCCTGGTAGAGCTCGATGAAGCTACCGCCGGTTTAGCTGGTAAGTATGGTGGAGTAAGAACAACCTCAGAAGCAGCCGACCAAGTAATGGGAGCAGCCCAGGCATCCAGGGCTCGTTACGATGAACAAGTAAAAGCAATGTATGATGAAGTTGGCGAGTTGATCGGCGACACCGTTAGATCAGATGCTGGTGCCACAAAGAAGTTTGTTGATAAGTACCTGGCACAATCTAAGACTGCAACTGGTGCCCCCGACTTGAATCCTGCATTAGAGCAGGCCGGTCGATTGCTCCAGGATGCTGCTGATGGTGTGCTCGATTATAACCAACTCAAAGCATTTAGAAGCAGCCTGATGAGCACGGTTAGAAAGGCCGAGTCACAAGGCGCTCTAAGCCGTTCTGAGGCCAAAGTAAAAGAGTTGATAGGATATGTCACCGCAGACCTGGATAACCTTGTAAAGTCCGCAGGGAACGCTCAGATAGACATGTTTGATGGTGAGGCTGGCAAGCGTGCGTCCAACGCTATTTTAAATAAATATAAAGCCGCCAATGCGTTTGTTAAACAGAATATGCGTAAGGGCGGAGACATTGCCTTTGTTGATGATGTTATCAAGCGAGGAGAGACTGAGGCCACGGGAGCTTTACGCTATGTGCTTAGCGGCTCTAAAGAGGGCGCCGAGCGTCTTGAAAAACTTCGCCGTCAGTTTGAGCCTGATGAGTTTAATGTTCTATCCGGCTATATGCTGGGCAGAATGGGCATGCCTACCGGATCAGCTGCCGGTGCTTCTGAGTTAGGTGAGCAGGCTGCCAAGTCTGGCGCCGAGGCGATGGCTGAGGCTGGCTTCTCCCCAAACAGATTTGTTACCAACTGGAACAACCTTTCCAAAGAAGCGAAAGAGGCTTTGTTTGGCGGAACAGAATATGCCGACCTAGCACCAGCTCTTGATGACCTGGTGTTTACAATTGATCGTGTAGGTAAGACTGCAGCTCAAATGGCTAACCCCTCTGGAACTGCCAGGCTGTTAGGAGCAATGGGAACCTTTGGTCCCCTGGCTGCTGAGGCAGGAAAGTTACTGGGTGGTGATGGATTTGAGTACGGGTTAGGTGGGCTGATTGCTCCCTATGCTTCCGCCAAGTTGATGACCAACAAGGACTTTGTGAAGTGGTTATCCCAGGGCGTTGAGATTGCAGCGTTTAAGCCTAATTCTTTTGGGCAGCACATCCGCCGCTTGGTGCAGATATCAGAAGTTAATCCTGATATTCGTGATGAGGTGAAGGGTGTTATCCAGGGACTGAGCCAGGATGCTATCGAGCCAATGGAATGGGAGAGCTCTACATCTCAGCAGGGCCCCAAAGCCATACCAGAGAACAATGAAGCAGCATTCCGCCAGGTTGTTCCTAAGAGCACAGCAGATAAGCTGCTGCCAAATAGGGAAGAGCTCATGGCGAGCCTGGACAGTATGAGTATTCCGCAGGTAGGATCTGCAACTGGATCAATGTTTGAGCCGTTGCCTGCTACCGGTGGAGTTAGCGCACCTGGTTCTTTTCAATCGGCGCTATCACCGACTGTATTACCAAATGACGCAGACAGAGAATTAGCCTCGCGCATGCAGGCTGGTAGATCGGGTATTGCCGGACTGGTTTAATCTTCGTCGTCGGATGGGGTAACAGAAATTACTGCACCGCTGACGTTGTAATCAAACTCATATCCCATGTAACGATTATCGTCACCCAGGTCAATAACCATATTGCGGCTTAACAGTCGCAACAATGCTGCCTGTTGATGCAAGGTCAATCTAGCAAATAAGTCAATAACTTCGGAGGACTCAAGCACTGGCTTGTAGCTCTGAGGTACTGGCCTTTGGGACCCTGGCTTACTAAAAAGGTTCACCCTTGGATCCCTGCAGCTAAGAACAATCTATCGTGCTCATGCTCAATTAAAATCTTGAGCTGGTCAATCTTAGAGCGCCGCTGATCGAAGCAAATTTCCTGCAGCAAGTCATAGGTGTGCTGGTCAACAGCCAGGCTTTTGCGCTGGCGATCTGGTTGTGGTTTATCTTCTAAAGTAGTCATTATGATTCCTGTCAAATTTGTCTGGACCAGTTTATAGTTTTGTGTAAGAATATGCAAACTATGACTTATCAAATAAAGAATTATCTTCTTTCAATGCAGTCGAACTGGCCTATAAATCATGCCCTGTATGATGCCGTCCAGGATTCTATCCCAGATATAGCCAGGTACAGGGCTAGTGAAGGTCGTGAAAACCTGGGTAAAACTCCAATCCATAAGATGTGCAAGAAGGTGTTTCCTGAGATTTATACGGTTCCCCTCTTCCGCCGTCAGTGGTGCAAGATGATGGTCGAAGAGATCAAACTCATGGAGCAGCATGTAGCCTTTAAACCAAACGAGGATGAGGATGAGCTGCGGCAGATCCCAGAGATTGTGCTGCGGGACCACTGCCCTGAGCTCTATAGCCGGATGTGGTTTGTTGTGCAGACGGTTCTCAACCCCATATTCCTCAGCCTGTATCAGAGAGATTGCTTTGATATCTCCTCGGTTCAGATAGCAAACTACAACCCCAAGGACAAGCAGAAAGGTGCCTGGCACCATGATGAGTCTGCAGATATCTCGGTGGTTGTTCCGCTGAACACTGGAGGGTATGTCGGTGGCGGTACTGAATTCCATAATCATGGAACGCTCAAGCCTTTGCCCTCTGGCCATGCCCTGATCTTCCCATCCTTTACTAACCTTCATAGGGGCCTGGCAGTAGAGAGTGGAGACAGATATCTCCTGGTGTTCTGGCTGCATAACAAACTCCGAAACCAACATCTTTATGAAGAGGTTGAATAGCCCCCGAAGGGGCGGTTGGTTTAGTGTCCGTAACCCCAGGCAGTTTGATACCTAGGCTGCCCGCCGTAAGGGCTGGCGTTGCCACACTCGTGGGCCTTGAAACCGCCGTACTGATTGATCCTCTTGGTCATGACCTCTCCTATCTTGCGCTCAGGGTTTGGAGCAACATAGTCACAGCTCTGGTTGCTTTCCACAGTCACCTGGCCAATCTTGATTACGTCGATCATCTGACCCTTCTTGGCGACTACCTGGTAGAACTCAACATTGGTCTGGTCATAGCCCCAGCAAGTATCGAAGATATCTCCAACCTTGACAGTGTTGGCAGCCTCAGCCTTGGCAGCCTTAGCCTTGGCGGCCTTCTCCTTCTTGTATTCTGCGTTGGCCTTGACGTTACCGAAGATCTCCTGGACATACTCTTCTCTTCGCTCGACGCTCTTGAAAGAGTAGTGCTTGGCTGGCTTCTGCTGCTTGCCGATGAAGATCATGGCAGCTGGCTTACCGGCACCACTGTCATAGTAGTAGGCTACCGCCTCAACACCTTCTGGCTTAACCTCAACAGAGTCCCCTGGGATATAAAATTCTCTAGTCATTGTTCTTCTCATCTCGATCTCCTTAATTGCTAATTGATTACCACATAGCTATATTCGCATATATCGTGTCGTTGTGCAAGTGTTTGCACAAATATGTATAGAACAAAAAAGCATATGAGGTTAAATTTTTATTACTTATCGGTCTAGATGTAATGTGCAAATATGTGTACAACGACACGATATATGCTATTATATGTATGTAGGGTAATTAATCAATTTAAGGAGAGAGTGAGATGGGACAAGCAATAGACATGTTCGGTAACGAGGTTCAGGAAAACCCAGGTCCAGCTGCGAAGATCAAGTTTCAGTTGCAGTTCATGGCCTTCATGATGCAGTGCGGTAGAGATGAGGAGGCCACTGATGCCTTCAACAAGGCAATGGCCTTGTGTGATGAGATGATCGAAGCTGAGGGGGGTGAGTGATGATTACTGTTGAGATGGATACCTTTCACTGCAAAGGTGCGAAGAGCGGCCAGGATGACTTCAAGGTCATGCGGTTCCCCAACTGGGACCTGGCTTGTGAGTGGGCGGGCACTCAAACGATGGATGTGATGTGCCCCTTTGTTGTTCTTGAAATGCGTAATGCAATTACTGGTCAAAAGGAGTGGTTCTAATGAATTTACAAAATATGTTGAAGAAGTTGCCGGTCATTCAGTCTGAGGATTACGTCAAGGTTGACGGTGAGTATCAGTGGGTGCCCATTCAGATCAAGCCTGAAGCCTGGGTTAATGATGGCCAGCTGCATGTCTCTGGTGAGAGCGGTGACGGCCTGGTTGATTATTACGGTCATGAGTTCAATGATTATGACTCTTATATCCACCCAGATCTTGAAGCCTGGGCAGGGAAGCACGGTTGCTTCTGGGAGTGGGATAGCCCAGGAAGCATATGTTTGGCGAAATAATAAATCAATTAAGGGAGTGGTTCTAATGGGTATGACAGTTTATGTTTATCGAAACGATCTTGGTGACAGCACCGCAGGCGGTATTAGCGCTACCGCAAAGCAGTTATGTCTCACAAATGTTGAGGGGCCATTTGAGCCCAGCGAAGACAGCCCCGCTGCTGTCTTGGTTATGGCTGAGCCGATAGGTGGTAAAAAGATATTGAGAATCGAGCCGGCGGATGCTGACGGCAAGTGGACAATGTTTGGTGGAAATTATGCAGCGTGCAGCGACAGTCGTTTTAGCGAAAAATGTAGAGAGCTTTTAGGCGGCAGTTGGTATGGTGCCGTTGCAATCCACGATAGGATTGAATGGTGATGGCTGAGTGGAAAGACCCAGACTGGCATCACGGTGACCTAGACTGGGTTGAGGCTGAGTTCTGTGAGAAGTGTGGCGAGGAGCTTACTACTGAGGATGATGAGGAGGGCAGACCAATGCCCTGGTGCAAAACCTGCGATGATTGATTTTTTACTTTTTTTAGACTGTTTAATTGCAGTCTTAGTAATTCAAAACTTAGTCGATTGGTGGAGATTTAGAAATAAATAGCCTGGTTACCCAGGCTTTTCTTTAGCCATGCGCTTAGCGTAAACCTCCAGGTTCTCTCCAAACATCTTCTCGAACCACTGGCCCCAAGTTTTGCCGTGGCGTCCACTAGGGACTTCTTGGAAGCGTTTACGCCATACAGACCTGGCTGCATAATACTTCTTTTGAGCAGCCCAAAGGTCCTCCTTTTCCTGGTCCTCTTTAGTAAAGATCACCTACATCAAACTCCTTAATTCCTTCCTGGTTGTACGGCAGATAAATATCGCTCTCTCTGCAGGCCATGCCTATAGCCAGGGCTTGCTCATTCTTAGCGTCAGCGTAGGCTATGGCTTCGTCTGACAAGGTATAGATAGCATAGGGATAGGGAGCCATCTTCTCTTGAGCCAGGAAGTAAAACTTCTCAGTAGGCAGGCCAACAGCTCGGCAGCCGGCAACATAATAGGCTGCTTGCTGGTGGTACTTAAAGCTGTTGATAGCTGACTTAAATCCCCTGGGAGATGCGTCTCGGCATGTCTTCAGGTCCCAAATATCAGTACCGGTATGCCAGTCTAACTTACCCTTACATGGCTGCCCCAACCACTCCCAGCAAAGTGTGAGCTCTACTCGGTGCTCAGGCTTAGGGATGTACTCAGCAACCACTTCACGCCGCTCCATGCAGACTTCATACATATCTTGCTTGCATGGGGTGCGGTCTCCCACGGTTGATAACCAGTCGGCATATTCATCTTTGCCCACCTTAGTACGCCGGTCCACATTGGGCTCCAGGGCAAACTCTTCATGAAACTTATGGTGCTCCAGGAAGACTGTGTGTTGGACCCTGCCCTCCAGAAGAGCCGGCGAGTTGTTAAACTTACGGTTCTTCCAGGTGAACGGGCACTTGGCTATAGAGGTTAAATCGTGGGATCTCCACGCTGGTATCGAGTCATAGGTAGGGTAATCAAGGTCTTCATAAATACCTGGTTTAAAATCCATACTAATCCTTTCGGGGGTCGTCCCCCATTGAGTAACGTAGATACCACACCGCCTTCGCCTTATCCTGGTTGGGTTCGTTGTGGGCCTTTTTGCCGCATCTCCATTGGTACTTGAATGATGCAATCTCACTGTACTGCTGCACCCGCTCCAGACCAAAGGCCGCAACCATGGCGTCAATACATTCAATCTCAGAGTCAGAATAATGGCTTGGTGAGTTCACCATGTCATGAGCCTGGCACATTTGATCGTCAACTGGGTCAACGGTTACCGAGATCTGTGTGAGCTTTTTATAGCTGCTTATCCTGACCTTTTGGCCATCCATTGCCCTTGACCAAACACCAGGGCTGACACCCAGGCGCTCCGCCATTGCAACATTGGTCAGCCCAAGAGCACGCTGCATAACCAGCAGGTTGTTCGCTTCGTCTGCACTTAATTGAACCTTCATACAGCCCCCTAGAACGGAATGTCGTCGTCGATTAAGGGCTCATTCTTGGCAATCTCCGCAGCGGTTGCTGCAGCTGCCGCCTGGTCCTTGGCCATAGCTTCCAGACCAGTGGTTCTTTGTGGCGCTGCTGCTGGGGCTGGTTCACCCTTTTTCTGAGCTGCTGCTACCTCAAAGCATGGGCGCACCTGATCTTTATCGGGCTCATCGCAACCACCAATTCTCCACTGAATGAAGCGTGGCAGCTCTTCATAAACATCGCACATTTGCTTGCTAACTTCAGTCGCATCGCCGGTGAATTCTTTGCAGTATTCCTCCAGGTCAAACACGGAGGTTGGGTTGGTTGTTTCTACACGCTTGGCGCCGTTGTCTGAGCAAAATATGCCATCGACCTTGGCGTTGCCGTTGCTGTTTAGGACCACATTGATCTTACAGGTAACTCCCAGGAGCTTTGTAAGGTCAAAAGCCTCTAGCTCATCTTCAGTGAACGGCTTGTTTCTCCATGCCTGGAGATCTCGCCGTAGATTACTTCGCTCATTTAGTGACAAGGTGTACCCATGAAAGATAGAATACGGTCGGCCATCGCTCAGTGTGAGCTCAGGGATTTCCCAGAAGATGTAAATTTTATGCTTCTTGGATATCTCTCCTTTGTAATCTTCTTCCGCTGTGCCTGCATCGACAAGTCGATAGCAGATTGCCTCGTAAGAGCCTGGTGGTACGGTTTCAAAGGTTGATTCGCCGCCCGATCCTGCGCTTGCTGTTAGTGCCATTTTACAATTCCTCTCATTTATGGGTTGTTGTTTGTAACTCTTTGCACTATTCTACACATTCTACGCGGAGGATCAACAAAATAATGTCATTTCTAGTCAGTGCAACTAATCCAAAAGATAAATCTAGGCCCATAACGGGCAACTTCAGGCAAGAGTTTGAGGCGTTCCTGGCAGAAAATGGCTTGCAGCTGGACCATAAGAAGGGTCTGCTGGTCGATGGAAGTATAGGTAGGGCTTACATGGATGTCGATGGTAAGCATAAGCTCACTGGCTGGTATCAATTCTGGGCAGATCAATCAATCCCCTTTGGCCGCTGCGGTGACTACCGAGTAGACAGTGCCAACCCAACTGCAACCTGGAAGCCGAACAACAGCGGCAACTATAAGATGACTGATGAGCAGCGAGAAGAGATTAAGCTGCTGCAGGATGAAGCCCAGGCAAAGAAGGAAGAGCGTAACAACAGAGCTGCCAAGCGCAGCCAGAATATTTGGGAGGCTGCTGCAGAGTGTACTGAGCACCCATACCTAACCAAGAAGAACGTGCCCAGCTTTGGGCTCAAGCAGCATAATGATGGCCGGCTGATGATTCCGCTTTTGGACTCTGCCCTGGTCATTGTTGGTCTTCAGTATATTGACGATGGTGGGGGGAAGATGTTCCTCACTGGTTCCAAGAAGAAGGCCAGCTTCTTTATCCTGGGCCAGGAGCTGCTGAAGGATGCTCACACTATTAACTACTGTGAGGGCTATGCCACTGCAGCCAGTTACTACCAGGATATGAACCAGCCGGTGGTGGTGAGCTTTGATGCTTACAATCTGGCTCCGGTAGCTGAGGTGATATTCAAGCACTTCGCTGAGGCCAAGCATGTGTTCATCGCGGATTTCGACGACAACAGCACGGGTGAGAAGGAAGCAATAAAAGCTGCCCAGGCTGTTAAATCTGGGGGTGGCCAGGCTGAGGTATTTATGCCGCAGTCCAAGGGTGATTACAACGATCATAAAGAGCTGCTGCAGGGTGAGGTTATGCCGGCGTTGCAGGAGGTTTCGATTCCAGAGCAGTATGACTTTGAGCGCAACAGTAATGGGCGCTTCTTGCATACCAAAGACAATCACCGTGGTGTCCTGGTTACTAACCAGATCCAGGTGGACTACAACGTCATAAAGAAAGCTATAGAGATTGAGATCCCTCACCAGAAGTTTATCGCTGATCTGAAGGATGATGCGGCGATCATTGAGATTGAGGACC